AATTCATTGCCTGTGGTCATGATGGATGTCTCCCAACGGATACGATTGATAATGAGCCAATGGCTAATCTTCTTTCGGTTCATCTTGACGGCTTGAAAGGCAAATTGCTCAAACATCTTCCAGACCATTGGGTTGGCTGTGTGCCATTCCAGCCATGCTTGCTTTTTGGCAAGAAAGTCTTGATGCAGGGCTGACTGCAATTGTTCGTAATTTTCTTGTCGTGTCATGTGTTTCCCCTTGCTCGGATGGCGGCGGTAAGAGAAAAAGCCATAGCCTTCATGGCGTTTGCCGCTTCTCCGTCAAAGTCTTCTTCTTGCCTGTCAAACTCCTTAAAAGGAGCTTCCATCACAAGGTCATAAATGGCTTTGCGCTCATCAGCACGGACAAGGGCTTCAAAGGCTTTGAGCCTTGACATATGCCAATAGTGAATTGCGCCAGCCTCACGGGCCATGTCTATCGTGTCTCTCATGTGTTCTCCTTGTAGGCTTGATGAGCCAATTCAGCCGTTGGAAACAAACCAAGATAAATTTGTTTGCCGTTCTTGTGGATGTGTGCAGCGTATTTGTTCCGGCGCTTCACAACACCCAAAAGTCCAGTCTTGTTTTTTGTGGTTGCCGTTTTTCTGTTTTGCAAATTTATGCTGTGCGGAACATCTCGTAAATTTTCAAGTTTGTTGTTTGATGGGTTCCCGTCAATGTGGTCAATATCACCTACAGGCCAAGACCCATGATGCAATAGCCAAGCAACACGATGAACCAAGTATTGTTTGCCGCAAAACTTGAGCTTTCGGTAGCCGTCTTGCCGTAAATTTCCAGCTTCAGTTTCGTTGGCTGTTGAGCGTCTTGGGTGTTTAATCCACCAAACTTTTCCATCTTGTGGCGTGTACATCAAGTGTTCCAAAATCATTTTTTCAATGGTCATAACAAAACTCCTTGTGTTTCATTATACGCCGTTCTTATCCTTGAGTTTGTCTTCGGCCCAACGCGCACCAGCCAAAAAAGCATGGTCGCCAGCGCGAATATCCGGCATGTCTTTCCAATCCAGCCCAACCCAAGGCCGCTGTGCTGCGGGTGGGGTGGTGTAGAGAGGTGAGCGCTTGCCGCCGGGGTCATCCCACACCAAGTTGTCGCCGCCTTTGTGGTGCTCGATGTACGCCACAGGCTCCTGCACAGGTGCTGCGGTTGCTGCCTTATAAAATTCCACAAAAGGAATCGGTTTAGCCATCAGCCTCTCGCCATCCCACCAGACTTTTGACACCTGAGTGCCATCAGCGGGCTCATAGTCCAGCCCCAACTCTCTGGCGTTCTCTGCCTTCTTGTCGAGGGCACGGGCTTGCTTGATTGCCTTGATAGCTGGTTCAGCTTTAACAGCTACGCATCGCCATGAAATGCCTGTATGCGGCCCTTGATTGTTAGCGCCCTCGTAGATGTATTCCAACGCCTCCAGCGCCAAGTCGAGTGCTTCGTCTTTGGTCATGGTTTCTCCTTGATAGCGTAGTCGTGAAATATCGCACCCCTGCCGGCGTCACCCACCTTGCAGGACTTGACCCAAACATTTTTTCCGCTTGCAAGCCTCCGAAAATGACCACGGCGGTCATGCAAGCGAGGGGATGCGTGTGTGCCCCCCTTGCCCTCTGATCGAGGCTTGGCTGGCTCAATCCAGACCGTTGTCCAGTCGTAGGTTGGCAATTTCCCTTGCTGAATCTTGCGGCGGTTGGTGAACGTGTCGCGCACTGATGGGATGTATGCCTCCATACGACGATCCATTCCGCTATACCAAGCTCCAAGCTGCGCCAGCATTAATTCAGCAAGTTCTTTGTCTACAGGCTCATCTTCGTTTACAGAACCATAACGAATCTCGTCACCTTCAATGAAGTAAAACATTGCAGGAATAGGGCGCAAGCGTGTTCCAGAGGGGCCTTTCCACATGGACACAGAAATACCCTCATCTGGGTCTTCTCCCGCCACCAGCATCAAAACCTCGTAGCTTGGGTGGTGACTTGTCTTTCCCTGCCACGCAACAAAACATTTACCGAAAGGCGGTCTATGCGTCATCACCGGATCAAGATTGGCTTTTTGCTTATCCCCAACTGCACCAGTCATGTCAAACCATTTCATGTCAACAATATCGACTCCAGCGTCAGCCATCAGCTTCATGGACGAACGAACAAGTTGTGTGGTCATAAACAACTCCTCAATGTCATCAGGCCAAGCATCAGGACAATGAATCCCACCACAGCCCACACCAATTGCCCATCAGCAGGAGTTGGCTTTTCTTCTTCCAATTGCTTGCGTATTGGGCAATCTCTGCCTTGGTGACAGTTACCGTATTCATCACAGCAGTTCATTTGATAATCCTAAGAAAAGCGCCACAACGAGCGCATCGGTACAAGGGCATGTCGTTTAACGGCTCCCATAGATGCTTGCATTCGCTCATCATGTCCCCCTTGTTCCCCAATCGGGCATTGATTCTTTGGCTGCAAGTGCTTCAAGCTGGACGTAAAGATTGTCCAATCCGGGGTCGCCAAAGCTGCGGCTGCAATAATGCGACCAGAACCAAGTCGCTTCTTCCCAATGGCAGTCTTTGAACAGCCTATCCCGAACAAATGCGCCGGGGCTGTTAGGCATATACAACTTCAAAGGATTGTCAATTTCGGCTTGCATAGCCGTTGCAATTGCTGCGTAGTTCATGTCAACTCCAAGGCTCTGCAAGGCTTAATAAATTCAGCAACATGAAGTAAATCTTCAACAGTTGCATCCCTCCAAGTTGGCAAAGACGTTGTATAGCCCATACCACTTACTTCATAAAGACGCACTTGAAGCACAAGCACATGAGTGCCTTGTTTTGCTTCTACAGCTTTAAATCTGATTTCTTCAATCATGTTTTTGTCCTATCTTGTTTAGTGTCCACTCAAGCAGTTCTTGCTGAGTGATGTCATAGTAGTCAACAAAGCCTTTACTGCCTAGCCCGTGAAAACCCTTATTGCCACGGTGATGGTCTACGCATAACGGAATAAGTGTCTTGTAGTCACCTTTTCCCCAGCCGCCAGCACGGAGGTGGTGTAGCTCTACAGGACCGGGTTCGTGATCGCCATGCAAGTGATGACATAACGCACAGCCAAGGCTTGCAACTGCTTGCTTATGCTTTTTCTCTTGCAATTTCATCTTGCACTTTCTTCCACCAAGCTTTGAATTCGACAGGGTTGTACCAACTGTTCTTGCCAGCGCTGTTTGATTTGTGAATTACCAATGGCTTTGGAGAGTCTTTGCGCACCATCCTAGCCTTGACATTGACTTCAGGAACGCCAAGCATTTCGCATATCTCATGGAAATTACGCAACGGCGGCTTTCTTCCACCTTTGGCGATTCTTTGGTGAAAGTCACCGATTGTTTCTGTGAATTTCATCAATGTTCACCCCGTTTGTGTTTGCCCAATACATCAGCCACTCGGTAAAGCTGATGGCTTGTTCTTTGGTGAAGCGTCTGCTTTGATGGCCTAGCTGCACGACTCGTTCGCCATCAATGCTTGGCATGATCTTGCTGATGGACTTCATCTCGCCGCTTTCGTGTGCCCACTGGTCAATCAGAAATCGTTTCCACGACTCTTGCGTCCAGCGGCTACCGTGCAGCATGGCTTGCTTGGCGATTTGACCAATGATGGAGTGGTAAAGCTTTTCCTGATCCCGGCTTTTCATGTCAGGCGTCATAGCACCCCAATCATTCGCAAAGCGTCTTCAGGGCCATCAATGCGGTGCAAGCTACCACCAATCCAATTCCCGAAAAAGTCTTGCTGTAGCCTCGTCAAAGTCTTTTTGGGGCCATCCTTGATTTCAACCAAGTATGTCTGGCCGTTGTAGCCGACCAGCAGGTCAACAGGTAGGCCAATGACCCACACATAAGCGCCAGCGGCTCTAAGTGATGACACCACTTGTGTCTGGTTTGCGTCAACTCGGGCGGCATATCGCATCTTGTTCCTTTATTTTGTAGTCTTTAAAAACTGCGCCTTTGCTTGCATCACCTTTCCAGCATTCCTTGACCCAACCACGTTTCCCAGACTTGTATGTTCTCCAATGACCACGCACTTGATGTCTTCTCGGAGTTGCGTGTGTCCCGCCTTGTGGCTCGTTCTTTGGCTTAGATGGTTCAATTACAACTGTATGCCAGTCGTATAGTGGCTTTAATCCACGTTTGGCTCGACTTGCGTTAGCTTTGTGGGGTGTTGGCACATACGCTTGCACTTTCATGTCAAGCGATGCGTAAAACATGGTCACAATCGCGCACATCATTGAACAATCTTGCGGGTCTATTGGCCCATCAACTTCGCCAACTTTAGGTTCTCCTTCATGTTCAGCAAACAAAAAAGAACCAAGGGCTTTATATCCAGTTGGTTTCATAATCCAACCCGTAACAATTGTGGCTTCTTTTTCTGCAAGAACTGACAACATGAAATCACCTTGCTCTGTGCGACCACATAACATCATGTTTTTGTAAGGTGCTGGATGCAACAAATAATCACGTTGGTCATAGCCAATATATTCTTTAATTGCACCAGTCACATCAAACCATTGCATTTGCGTAGGGTCAAGATCAGCAACTGAAACCATCTTGACCATTTCTTTTATTAAAGGAGTCATAACGGAGCCTCGCCAGCTTCTTCACGTTGTTGCTTGGCATACGCTTTGATCTGCTTTTGCGTCCAAGGTGTTGGTCCTGATGGTGGTGGCCAAGGCCAATAAGGATCATTAGTTTTTTTCTGCATGAGAAAACAATTCCTTTCTTTTGTTTGTTACAGCGTCAATTGCTTCTTGAAGCGTATCGTATTTGCCAATTTTTATACGCACATAGTTGTGACATATTTCAGCTACATACCGTTTGCCTTTCATATAAACACCGCGATGACCTGTTTTATTTCTAACATTTATTTTTCTGTTTTCACAATTTTGTTTGTTTGTGACTAATCGCAAATTAGAAAAAGAATTGTTAGTTTTGTTTAAATCAATGTGATCTATTTGAAAATTGCCGGGATCATCTCCAGTGACATATTTCCAAGCAAGCCTTTGCGCCATGTAAAGATTTTTTCCAACTTTGATTTGCAAATAACCTTTGCTTTCAATGGAACCAATTTGTCGCCAAGGCTTGTGGTTTCTTGCTGCAAATCTAGCTAAAAACAAACCACTTTCTTTGTCATACCAAAGCACTTTTTTTATTTCTTCTACTGTAGGTGTTAAATTAGACCTGCTCATTCCAATTCTCCTGTTTGTAGCTTCTTCATGTAACCGCGAATGCGATCCACACAGCCAGTGCCGTAAATGCGTTCCAAGTATTCGATGCGTTCTTTTGTCAACACGCTTTTTTTCAGCGTTTGATAAGTACACAACAAAACCCTAGCTTCGCTAAGTTCAAGTATGTACCTATCGCTTTGATTTTCTATCGTCTTTCTGCTGTAAGCCACGGTGTTTACCCTTAGTACGGCAATGGGTTGAGTGAAATCAAGCCCCACTTCATCTTTGGGTACTTGCGAACAACTTTTGTCTTTTGCAGACGCTGGAGGGTTGCCCAGACTTGCTTTGTTGTCCAGAACGTAATTTCTTCGATTTCCTTGCTGGACAACTCACCGTGTTCCAACAGGCGTTTAAGTGCGTAGGTTTTTGTCATTTGTACTTTACCTTTAGTTCTTCAAGCATTGCTCTGGCTTTAGCTTTTGCGGCCTCTGTAGACGCGATTTCGGCTTGTGTACGCTGCTTTGTAATTTGAGGAACAGGTTTGACAGGAATTTCAGGTCCAGCATTGCAAAGGTTTCGGAACTTAATTGCGCTTGGGACAAAGTTGCCATCAAGGTTATCAATGGCAAAGTCCATGCTTGGCCTGTAAGTCAAAAAGTTGCCAAGTTGCTTCTTCCACTCTTGCCGAACAAGTTGAGGATCAACCTCGTCAAAGTGTCTAGCAAACGAAGAGCCAAAAATGGCCATCATTCGGCCAAAGATGTAATCAAGCCCGTCATCAGGCTTGCAAAAATCAGTTTCCAAGTAAGCGGACATTGTTGTCACCTCCAATAAGGCCACGGGTAAGGCCAGAAATGACCTTCTTGTTCATTTGACCAGTCTTGCTCATGCTCTGTTGGTCAGGCTTAATCCACTCAGCTTTCAGCCCTTGTGATCCTCGGGTGCACCACTCAACCAAAAACTGCTGAAGAGTCCAACCAATCTTTGCGGCTTCCTCTCTTGCTCCTTCAATGGCTGTCTCAGAAATGGTTGTACCTTTGCGCTTCCTAAGGGCAACCCAATCATCCCAAACTTGCTGATTTACATCTTCAGGACGAGGCGCGACAGCGCTTACCTTCTTCCTTTCCTTTTCCACTTCCTTTCCATTCCCTTCCTTTCCAGTAGGTAGGACTACGGTAGTAGTGTGGGAGTCTTGTAGTAATTCACATAAGTCCTTGATTTTGCTAGGAGTTTTCTTGTTTATGACCTGATGCTTCTCAAAGTTTGCAACTTTTCCATAAGTCTTTCCATCAGACCCAGAAAACACTTCTATATAACCTATACATGACAACTCCCGTAGTAGTTCGGTAGTCTTCCTCAACAAGTTCCGTAATGGAAATACATCGGATTCAACCAATTTTGGATTGGCATTGAAATACCCTTCATCATCGCAATGGTTCAGCAAACCTATTGCAAGCAAGGCAGCTTCAGCAGATACGCCAGCCAAAAGCTCATCACGCCAAAAATCAGGCTTAATCGTCCTAATCCGTGCCATACAAATCTCCAATAAAAAACCCCTGAAAGCTGGTGGGACTAGCACCAGACCTTCAGGGGTCAGCCTTTGACGGCTTAGATGTATCTGTGCCTAGTCCGCACAACATCTAAACCGTCTGACTAAACTATACCACCAATCAAGCGCGGCTGTAAATGGTGATGGGCTTGTTCTGGTGGTACTTCTGGGTTGACCGTGCCAACTCCATCTTGTCGAACAGGCTTTTCTTGATTAACGACAGGTCAAAGGCGTTGCCCTTGGACTTGGGTGTGCCGTCTTCCCATGTGTCGCTGACGATGATTTCTGGCTCGACAAGGATGACTGGCTTGAGCTTTTTGTCTGTGATCTTGTAGTAGTGGTTGTATTTATTGGTTTTCCCTTTACGCTTTTTTTCATGCAGTTCAATCAATCCATCTTGCAGCAAAGCATTTTTGACTGTTGCAGGTGAAGTGCCAAACCTTGAAGACATCCTGTTGGCGATCTTGCGATGGCTCACTGGCCCTTCAGCAAGGCAGTTCAGATAGAACTGTTTTTCTTGTAGCATATTTCAACTTCTTTCTTTGCGAGTAATTCAATGGCTTTGCACAGCACCCCAATTGATGCTGCGTCAAAGTCGCCGGGGTCAAAAGTATATTTCCGAATGGATTGCAGTGCGTCTATGCAAAGCTCCCAAGCGGCATCTATTTCGTGTTGGTCTGGTGTTTTCATTCGGCAGAGATTATCATCGTTGACCTGCTTGTATATAGGGGTTTGTCCTAGTTAATTTTTCTTGTTGGCTGGATTACAGTGGAGGCTCAACAAGACAGGAGTTCAAATGAACATTTCACTTTTACGCCACGCACGGCGACTGTTTCAGACTTATGATGCACCCCCTGCTGTGATTCGCAGCTACCAGCGCAAGTGGGCACGATCTGTCCATCAGCTTGGCTCCAACTGGCTTCTGGCTCAACCCATTACGAGAGTGCAATGATGGCGGCAATATTTGGTTTTGCTTGCATTTTTGCATGGTTCACACACATCTTCACTTGCTTTGCAGAAGGCTTGTGGGGTTTTTTAATTGCTGGCGCATTGCTGTTTCCAATTGGAATCTTGCACGGCTTTTACCTTTGGTTTAGATAAGGTGTTCAGCCGACCTGTAACGGCTGTTTTTTTTGGAGAATGAAAATGGGCTTTGTAGCTTCTGATAGTGGTGGTGGTAACTTCAAACGTGTGCCTTCTGGCGTTCATGTTGGTCGTTGCTATTCGTTGATTGACCTTGGCACACAGTTGTCTTCTGGTCAGTACGGCGAGAAATTGCAGCACAAAATTCGTGTTGCTTGGGAGTTGTTTGGCGAGGATGAAGAGGGCAAGCCTTTGACCGTTGAGTTTGACGGCAAAGAGATGCCCATGACCATCAGCAAGTCATACACGTTGTCACTCAGCGAGAAGGCATCGCTGCGTAAAGACTTGCAATCGTGGCGTGGACGTGAGTTTACGGATGAAGAGGCCAAAGGCTTTGACATCAGCAAGCTGATTGGTGCGTACTGCATGGTCAACGTGACAACAAGCGAAACCAATGGCAAGACGTACAGCAACGTGGCAAACCTGACTCCGTTGCCGACAGCACTGAAGGCCAGCAAGCCAGCACCAGTCCATGAGACTGTGATGTTTGACTTGGACAATCCTGATTGGGCTTTGTTTGACAGCTTCCACGACAAGCTTAAAGATGCGATCAAGCGCAGCCCAGAGTTCGCACAAGCAGCAGGTCATTCAGTCGGCCAAGATCAGCAATCTGACGAACCTGATTTCTGACCATGACCAGTCTCTACGAACTTGCAACATCGTTTCGCGAACAGCTTGACGAATTGTTTGACCCTGAGACTGGCGAGGCACTGCCAGCGTTTGACGAGTTCCGAGTCATGCTCGGCAACAAAGCAAACGCTGTCGCTGCCTACGTCCTGAACTGCGAGTCAGATGCTGAACAGGCCAAGAACGCTATCAAACGCATCAAAGCCTTGCAAACAGCCTACGAGCGAAAAGCAGAGAAGTTGAGGGATTACCTTGCCGAGAACATGAAAACGGCTGGAATCCACGAAATAAAGGCTGCTGACGGGTCTTTCATTGTCAAGCTGTATGTTGACCGCGATGAATCCGTTGTGATTGAGGAGGGCGCAAAGTTCCCTGCTGAATTGTGCGGCGACCCCAAGCCTCCAGAACCAAGCAAAACCAAGATCAAGGCAGCGATCCTTGCTGGTGAGCCTGTTGCTGGAGCCTACATTGTTCGCAAGGACAGATTGACAATCAAATGATTTCGGGCTGAAAGCGGATGCTGTGTGATGACGTATGGCCCATAGCCATAAAGGTCGGCACAGACGCAGCGAGTAGGCCCACCCATTTACTAGAAAGAGTCTTATGAACACAATTACGATCACGGTTGCTGGAGAAGAGCTGGAGAACTTGAACATTGAGCTGACATCGGAAGAAGTCGCGGCACTTTACAAGTTGCGTAAAGAGAATGCCGTCCGTGTTGCCGACTTGGAGAAGAAGCTCTCAGCACAAGGGGACTCTATTAAATACGCCAACGAAAGCCGCGCCGAGGCGCAAAACGAACTTTCTCAAGCGCATACCTTGCTGTCTGCTTTGGGAATTGCTGAAAAGACCAATGAAGAGGAAAGCTATTACCGCAAGCCTCTGTCGGTAAGCACTCGCATTGCCTTATACATTGCTCACAACAAATAAAGCATTTAATTGCCAATTTTTTTAACCACAGGAGAAGATATGTCCCGCATTTACATCGTTGGCTACGGCCAAGAAACCCGCCTTATCCGCGCCAACACTCGCGCACAAGCCTTGCACCACGTTGCTCAAGGAGTCATCAAGGTCCAAGTTCCAACACAAGATCAGTTGATTGATCTTATTTCCAAAGGCGGCTCTGTTGAGACTGCGCTGCGCCAAGAGCAAGACAGCCTTGCACTGGAGCAAGCATGAGCTACGCAGACGTTGAGATGAAAATCATCCAGTGGGCTGAAGCTCGGAAGATCATTCCAAACAGCACACCTGACACGCAGTTGCTCAAGGCTATGTCTGAGCTTGGCGAACTGGCTGATGCAACCATCAAAAAGGACCGTGAAGGCATCGTTGACGGCGTTGGTGATGTGATGGTCTGCCTTATCAATTACTGCGCCCTGCAAGACATCAATTTGGTGACCTGCATGGAACAGGCTTATGCCGAAATCAAGCACCGCAAGGGCACACTGATGCCCAATGGCGTGTTCGTCAAGGAGTCATAATGCTTTGCAACTCTTGTGAAACAGCAGCACAGTGCTACAACACTGGTCCGATTTGCCAGAAACCAACCATCCGTGTTTCTGCGCTCGACAAGCAGGTATCGGGCAACCACTACAAGGACAAAGGCATCCAGCCTATCGTCTACATCCATGCAAACGATCTAGGCTTTTGTGAAGGCAACGTAGTGAAATACGTCACCCGTCATAAATCCAAAGCCGGGAAAGATGATATACTTAAAGCGATTCATTATCTTGAATTGCTTTTGGAGCTTGAGTATGGTCAAACTAATGAGCAAGTGTTGCACAAGGTGCAAAAGTGACAAGTCATTGTTTGATTTCTCAGATCATCCCGGCTTGCTTGATGGAAAGCAGTCTCAATGCAAAGATTGTTTTGCAGAAAGAGCGAGGCTAAAAAGAGTTGGCAAGCCATGCATTTCTTGTGGAAACCCAAAAGAACAGGGAGTCTCAAGAGGCGCAAGGCTTTGCCTTTCTTGCTCCGCTACGTGTTTTGAATGCAAAATAAATCCACGTAGAAAGCAGCATCGGCTATGCAAAGAATGTCAGGCAAAAAGAGATAAGCAAAATAATAGCCTTCCTAAGAATCAACATAAAAATAGGATTTCTAGGATTGCGACAATTTACAAAGTCACAAAAGATGTGGCCGAAAAACTAGCCAGCGAAACAAATTGCTTTGTTTGTGAAAAAGAATTTAGCGACCCTAGAGATCGACACATAGATCATTGTCACAAGACCGACAAAGTTAGAGGCGTTCTTTGCTTTAACTGCAATGCATCACTTGGTCATGTGAATGACAATCAAACTAGGCTTGCAAAGCTGATCGAATATTTAGCAAAGCATCAGAATGGCGCTGCTGACATCCGCAAGGCCATTCACTACCTAGAGTTGCTGCTGGAATTGCAGTATCAAGACAAGACTTCCAGAACGTGATTGATGTGCTTGATGCGGTCATCTAGGCCAATTACGCCGCCATTGATTTTCTTGGTCATGGCGGTGTAATCCTTGGCATCTGCCTCTTTGTTGAGGCCACGCTTATTCCAGAACCATGCAGCCGACAGCGCAGCATATTTTGGCGACAACAAAAGGTCAGGCGAATGAATGAAGTCTTCACGCAAAGCATCACCACACAAGGTGTAGTTATCCTTGCCAGTCAATTGGATCAGGCCACGGCCTTTATACAGACTGCCCTCCTCGGTTTCTTCGGTTCCATTCCCCATACGACCACCGTATACCTTGTTTGCGATCTTGTCGGGATTGCGGTGATACGGCTGTGCTGCCTCAAGATTCGGGAAGCGGCTAGGCCAGACACGGCACAGGGCTTCCGCTGAATAGTTCAAGTTCTCTTGCAGCGTCTTGAAGTTGCCTGATTCGTGAGCGCATTGACCAATGAAAGCTGCCATCCGCAATGTAGTGTTGATGTCGTAGCGGATCATGGCCTCGTTCAAAGGCTCAAGCCAATCTTCACTGATTTTCAGTTCTTTGAGTTGTTCTGCGGTAATCATTTCACTGGTCCTGCTTTAGAGAGTAAGTCGGTCTTGGCTTGCGATCCTGCACTGGAGCCAAAGTAATAGGCGATGATGCCCGTCCATGCTGTGCCAAGGCTACCAAGCATCATCAGGATGGCCGGGTTGTTGCTGTCGATCTGGTTGAAGAACATCATCACCATGATGCCAAAGAAGCCAATGGTCACAGCGCCAGCCAAGATAGGAGGCATCATCGACCGGGTAGTGGCTTGCATCTCCCGAGCAGACTTCCTGTCCTCCACCTCCAGCTTGGCAAAGTTTAGGCCCAACTCTTGCGCTTGCTTCTGGAGTTCAATCTCTGCCAGCTTGACCTGTGCGATCTGCTCGGCAGACAGCTTGTTGTTGGAAATCATGTCCTGAACTTGGTCAGGCTCGACACCAACAGCCTTTGAGATGGCCGAGACTGCCATGCCAGCCAAAGGACCGCCAAGCGCCGTAGCAATGGTGGGTGCAATTTGTTTAAGCCAATCCATTCAATTTCCCCTTTTGGTCAACATGGCGCTGGCAATCTCCAGCATGAATCTGGTCTGCTCCAAGTTCTCAGGCGGCTGCGTCCAACCCACTGTGACTTGACCGACAAACCTGTGGCTGTCTGGCGGTACGCTCACCCGGCAGGTAAAGGCCACACCCTTTTCGATGTACCACAGACCCACTTCAGACTGTGCGTAACGATACTCAGAACAAGGAATCTCGTTGGTCATCAACTTGACCACATCGCTGTTGTTTCCCGAGTTTTGGGTAAACAAACCAACGTCAATGTCTTCAATGCTCTTGTCCCTGCCATCCTTGGTGTACGCCTTGTAGAGAACCCGAGAGTTAAACAGAGGGTTGACCTTAAAGATGGCAACCACGGCAGCACCAGTTTGCTTGAACAGCATTGCACTGGCTTCATCGGATCGGCTGGCGTTGATTTCTGGCAGCTTCTTGGACTCTTTGTAGGCATCCAGCATAAAGGTCTGGTTTTGCCACAGGAAGTACCCGGCAAAGGCTACTACGCCCATCAGGAGGATGGCAAACAGCTTGAATGGGCTATCCACATACCCGAGCACCTTGTCGAGCGTGGAATTGGCGTCTAGTTTTTCGCTCATCGGATGTACTTGATGTAAATGACAAGACCATAGATCAGAAGTGCAGCAAAAATGATGGAGGCCATGCCTATGGCGATGTACTCAGCCATCTTTTCCAACTGTGCTGCCCTACGAGCCTGTTCGCGTTTGGCGGCTTCCTGTGCCTCTCTACGCTTTCTGGCTGCGGCAGCTTGGAACCTCACCCAATCATTCCACATTCCCGGCCTACCAGCGTAGACCATGCGCTCACGCAACTCTTCCTCTTGCTGCTTGAGTTGCTCCAGCGCCATGAACTCCGCAAGGTCCGAGCCGCCACCTTTTTGAGTGGCCTTTTCCTGAATCTTGGCTTTGTTGTCAAAGTAGTCGAACACCCGGCTACCAAGCTGATGCAACTCCTTGCCATTGGCAAGCGCACCTTTGATGACCGCAAAAGCAGCATTAGCAGCAGCTATCTCTGCAATCATAGAAGCACCTCAACAAACACTTTGGCGCACCAGACGATGAGCCCTACAAGGAAGGCTGCGGCAATAAATGCTACAGCCCAGTCTTTCATGGCTTATCTTGTTTGTTGTCCAGTTTGTCAAAGATTTGCTTGAGTATGGACTTGACCTCGGCAATGTCTGAACGGTAATCGTCTTTTGCCACATAGGTGTGCGGCAAGTCGTTTACTTTGTCTTCTAGCTTCTGAATCGTGCGAGTCAGGTTGTTGATGACATAGATCGCCAAGAACCCGGCAACTGATACGACTAAGTTGAAAAGCTGTTGGTTGTCCATGTTGCGACTCGACAAAAAAATGTTACCGCATTTTATCAATACTTGCCTTCAGAAAACACATCAACAAGCATTAGACCGTTTTGCGTCACAATGAAAGTGAAATGATTAAATTTGCAAATGATGCGTTCGTTAATTTTTGGTCAAACAGGCGTAAGTGGTGGAATATACTCAGCAATTGGGCCATATTTACCAGCGGTAATGTCAGCAAACATGGCACGGCCATGTGACTCTACGTCATGCTGTGCAGCGGTAAATGGCAAAACTTCGTTACCAAACTGCGATGTTGTAATTTCGCAGTCGATCATTGTGTGTTCTGCATTTGACCAACGTGGGTTGGTTACGGATGTAAGTGTAGATTGCATGATTTATCTCTTAGGAAATTCTTAACCAAACAGCAGACCAAGCAGCATCTACTGCACCCATAAGTCGCCATGTCCCGGACGGGCCGGGAGTGCCAACAAAACCAGTCGGGCTAAGATATTCTAAAGAAGAGCCCGCTAAAGTTGTTCCCGGATTTAATTGCTGTCTTGGATTTGGACACAAATAAGCATAAGTACCAACTGCACCGACAAGAGCCCCTGCGGTTGCCGCAAGCACTTGGGCTGTTGTAGGAGCGGGTATTGTTACTGTAACTGCTCCTGTAAATCCGTTTACACTTGTCACGCCACCGTTCCCGGCAGTTGTTGCGCTTGTTGCTGTAGCAGCATTGCCAGTAATGTTGATAGCCCATGATCCTGAAGCACCTCCACCAGTAGGGCTTGGTACGTTTGTTCCAATTACAAGCCCAAGGTTAGTTCTTGCAGCAGCAGCGGTTGTTGCTCCAGTACCGCCGTTGGCAACAGGAACAGCGTTCACCAGACCATCGGTAGCATCAAGCTGTCCCGCAGTGTTCAGGTTGTTCGCAAGCTGCGAAAGGTTGTAAGCTTGTGTCATTTATGCGGCTCCATCTCGGGCAAAGGTTTGTTGATTCAAGAGAGTTGAATTGTTGTTGAATGCTGTCGTCAAAATGTAGTTTGCCGAACTAGCAGTGTAATCGTATGACGCACCTTGAGCAAGCAAAGCGCCGTTGGCGTAAATCTCCAATGATAAAGGATTGCTTACGAATGGGT